CCGATTATTCAATCCATTATTGAAACCGCAATGAATATCCTTGCTCCTTTCATTGAAGCGACGTGGAACAATATCTGCATTGTAGTAACAACGGTTTGGGAATTGATTAAGATTGCTATTCAGACGGCTATGGATGTCATTAGTGGCATTATAAAAGCAGTCATGGCTATCATCAATGGTGATTGGGGAACTGCTTGGAATGCTATAAAAGGCGTCGGTGAGGCGATTTGGAACGGGTTGTCTGCTACAGGTAAGGCTATCTTTGATGGCTTTGCTCAGATATTATCTAATATCTGGAACACAATCAAATCTGTCGCAAGCAACGCTTGGGAAGGATTGAAATCAACAGTCTTAGGTCTGATTGATGGGCTTGTACAAGGAGCTCAGCGTGCGTGGGAGAGTATGAAGCAAGGTGTTAGTGACCTTGTAAGCAATGTTACGAGTATCTTTGATGGTATCCGAAACATTGACCTATGGTCAGCTGGTGAGGCTATCCTTGATGGTTTCCTAGGCGGTTTGAAGTCTGCTTGGAGTGCAGTTACTGACTTTGTCGGTGGTATCGCTGGTTGGATTGCTGACCACAAAGGACCGATCGAATATGACCGTAAACTTTTGATTCCTGCTGGTACTGCAATCATGAAAGGGTTAGACCAAGGATTGCAAGACCAATTTAAGGATGTCAAACAAACGGTCGGAGGCATGGCTGGAGAAATCTCTGATGTATTTTCAGGAGATAATCTGGATCTGAATTCCTCTGCATCCCTGACTAAAAGTCTTGAGGCTCAGTTGGCTATGCCATCAGCTCAATTTGAAGCACATGAAAATAAAACCGTGTCTGAGATAGCGATTCTGAGAGCAAGTATGGAGAAGATCCTTACTGCTATCCTTGAAAAATCGTCAGACGTTTATCTGGACAATGACATTATCTCAATCAAAACCTATGAACAACACGGTGCTATTTATGCGAGGGGAGGAATTTAATGGATTATATAATCATCAACGGTTTTAATACATCAAGCCTTCCTGGTTGTGTTGTGACCGATTTTGGGAAGGTGGAGGTTGCTAAGCCAAAAGGAGAGAAGGCAACTCTTTATGGAGTCAATGGTAGTTACCGTGTGTTAGACGGTTCTTTCGACAGTTACGAAAGGACCTTCACTCTCCACGTTAAAAAAATGGTTGAGATTTCAAGTATACTTGATAAGTTTCAATCGAATGATAACGTTTTGGAATTTAGCTATCAGCTTGGCTCATTGTTTTATGCTAACTTTGTGACTGCTAGTTTTGAACCTTTTGGAAATCATGCTTGGAAGTTAGAAATCAAGTTAGACATGCAACCATTCCGATATCAGAAGAGCGTAGAACCTGTGGTTCTGACTGCATCTGGTACAATCAACAATCTTGGAACAATCTATTCAGAGCCTATCATCGAAATTGAGGGGGATGGTGATATCTCCCTTACTATTGGCCGTAAGACCATGTATCTTGCTATTAAGACCAAGGCCACGATTGATTGCAGGCAAGGCAAGCAAAACATCTATAATGCTACTGGAGTGGTTCAGAACACACTTCGGAAGCGTGGAGGCTTCCTCGAAATCCCGACAGGAAAAGTTGGTGTTTCATTTACTGGAACCGTCCGAAAAATTACTATTCGACCGAATTGGAGGTATAAGATTTGATTTATTTAACAAATGGGAATATGCCTCTGAACGCTGCCTATGCTGATGAGATTGTTCAAGAGGATAATAGCACCTATCAATTGACCTTCCGATTTCCGGCTTCGGATTCATTATGGGAGAAGCTGAAGGAAGAGACTTTCTTAACAGCTGATGATCTTCATGGCGAGCAGGATTTTGTCATCTTTGAGGTAGAGAAGAAGCACGGCTATATTCAAGTCTATGCTAACCAAGTGTTTACCTTGTTGAATAACTATCTGGTCAATCCAATCTCTTTGGATAGACAGACTGGTTCAACTGCTTTAAGTCGCTTCGCTGGAAGCATCACTCGTGACAATCCGTTCTCATTCTTCTCTGATATTGAAGATAGGCATACCTTTAATATTGGCTCCAAGAATGCTATGGAGGCATTTGCGAAAGATAAGCATTCTATTATTGGTCAATGGGGTGGAGACCTTGTGCGCCACGGCTACCAGGTTCGATTGTTGAAAAATGGCGGTTCAGAAAATGAATCGCTTTTTATGTACAAAAAAAACCTGTCTAGCTACCAGCACAAGACATCTACCAAGTCTTTAAAGACTCGAATTACTTTCATCGCGACAGTCAAAGGTGAGGGAGAAAAGGCGCCTGACCGCAAGTTGTCTGTGGTTGTGGATAGTCCACTCATTAACAAGTACAGTCAAATCTACGAAGATGTGATTGAGGTTAATGATCGGGATGTGAATGATGAAGCAAGCCTTCGAAAATATGGTGAGCAGTATTATCGAACTTCGCTCTGTGACATGATGGAAGATAGCCTTGAGCTTGAGGTTGTCGGCCAGAGTGATGTGCCTGTCCAGATGTTTGATATTGTGAGTTTATTTCACGATGTCTACAATCTTGACGTGCGCAAGAAGATTACTAAGTACACTTACTCACCAATGGGCAAAAAATTGAAGACAATTGGTTTTGGGCAGTTCAAGTCAGGCCTTGCGAATGCGATTGGTAACGCAGTGAGTGATGCAGTTAAGGATGAAGCTCAACAACTTCAAAGTGATTTTGAAAGGCAGTTAGCAAGAGAACTCAAGAATGCTAGTCTTGCTTTTGACAGGAAGAAAGAAGAGTTTGTCAATCAATTCACAGACGGTCTTAATGCTGCTAAAGCCAGAGCCGAAGAAGTCAAGAGGGAACTCTCTGATACTATCAATCAGCGTTTCGACAGCTTTGATAATGCTTCAATCCAAGAAGCTAGACGAAAGGCAGAAGAAGCCTTGAGAAATGCTGGCGCAAGCAGCTTACTCGCTCAAGAAGCCAAGCGAATTGGTGAGCAAGCAAGAGCAGACATTACTAATCTGCAGAACTCTTCTCAAAATGTGCTTAATCAGATTGAGTCGTTCAAGACTCGGTACGGCACTAAGCTGAATGAAGTTAAGAGCACTGCAGACGGTCTGTTTACTAAAATGGGAGCTGTTGAAACTTACATCAGCAAAGACGGTCAGCGACAAGAGAGCTTGCAGCGTTATGCTCGAGACGAGAGTGCTCGTCAAGTCAGCGCAGTTCGTGAGCAGATATCCAGAGATTACGTTGGGAAATCAGCTTATCAAGAGGATGTGAGAGGCCTTAAACGTCGTTTTAGTGCGATAAGGACGCAGACGAACAATGATATTGCCTCAAAGATTGCTCAGTACAAGCAGACGGTAGATGGTCAATTCGCAAGTATCACATCACAAATGGCTGGCAAAGTCAATCAGACGGACTTTCAGCATGTGAAGGAAACCAGTCAGCTTTACGAGCGCATTATCGGTAGCAACGAGAATGATATCTCGAATAAAATCGCTCGCATGGCACTTACTAACCAACTATTTCAGGTTGAGGTATCTAAAAATGAAGGCCTAAAAACAGTTCAAAGTCAGCTAGCTGGGTCATGGTCTGTGCAAAACATCAATAGCGCAGGTGATTTGATTTCAGGAATTAATCTTGGTTCAAATGGTCAAAATCGTATCGCTGGTAAACTGACCCATATTACTGGCGAGACTCTGATTGATAAGGCAGTTATCAAGTCGGCCATGATTGATAAGCTGAAAACGGCCAATTTTGAAGCAGGTTCGGTCACAACTGCGATTTTAGATGCTGAGGCAGTGACTGCTGATAAAGTGTTGATGGACCAAGCCTTCGCTAACAAGCTAGTGGCAAGTAATATCTTCACAGATACTCTTGCGGCTAAAGAAGCTTTTATTAATAAACTTCAGTCAGTGGTAGTCACTGCAAATCTGCTTGAAGGTTTCCAAGGCTTGATAGGAGGGTTCAGATTCGGGCGATACAAAAACAGGACTGGCTATTTCATTACAGGAATTAAAGATGTCAGTGTCGGAATGGGAAATGGCTTGAACCCAGGCGTGAACAGGAACGCATTTTGGGCCAACTGGGGGAATAATTTTGAAGTCCCTGGCCCCAAAGCTTGGTATGTCAATACAGACGGGAAGATGTATTGTAGAAATGATGTAGATTTCTATTCGAAAGTGGATTTCGCAAGTACATCAAAGGTTAATTTCTACTCTAGAATCAATGCTCCGAGAGGAATATGGATTGGCTATGATGATGTGGAAGGCGAAGGGGATAATCCTGATGGTGGATACAATAGAGTTGTCTGGTGGAGTCAAATCGTCACTGGGAAATGGAGACAACACGCTGGAATCACAACCGGTTCGGATAGAAAATTGAAAGAGAATATTGAACCGACATCAGTCAAGGCATTTGATAAAATAAATGCTTTAAATTTAGTCGCATTTGACTACATTAAGGATAAGACTCATGAAGAAATCGGTCTGATCGCGCAAGAAGTGTTAGATATTATTCCTGGTGCAGTCGAGAAATATGAGGGAGAGGATAATCATTTAACAATCAATTATTCAAAATTCGTACCTTATTTAATAAAGGCCATTCAAGAGCTGAATCAAAAATTGGAGAAAATAGCATGAACGAAACAATCAATCAGCTAGTGTTACAATCGCTAGCAACTAAACTAGCTAAAAGTGAATTGGAATCGGCTCAAAATGAGGCGTTTTACCAACTCGCAACAAGTGAATTAAAAGTAATGAACGAGGTCTTGGAATACGACCCAGCACTCAAAGAACTATTCGAAGAAACAAAAGTAAAAATGCAAAAAGGAGAATAGAACATGACACAAACTTACGAATTAGCAAATAACCCTTACTACCGTCAACCTGAGAACGTAACGATTGTTACCATCAAGAAAGAACATGGCCAACGATACAGTTATGAGCAAGCAGGCTTGTCTGGTGACCGCACGCATGAAAGTCAAGAAGCGCTTATCCAGGCAGTTCTTGATGTGGTGAAGGCAGAACTTGACCCAGCTAGTGCAATCGTTCAGACGCAAGCAAAATTGGAAGAAGCGACTCATGAACTTGCTGAAACTAAAGCGAAACAGACGGCAACAGACCAAGCAGTTAAGCATAATCAAGAAGAAACTGACCGCTATGGTAAAATCATCCATGCGGTCGTTTTAAATGCTGTAGCAGGCAAGACAATCGCTTATGGAACTATCTACAAGGAATTGGTAGAGTTGATTCCACTTGCTGAAGTTGGTAAGCATTATATGGCACATGACTTGATTACCATTGAAGACCCTAACCATGCGGAAGTGAACGGTGAAGGTAAGCGTGTATTGGTTCAACTTAACCGTGAGTTCACATATAACGGTGAACCTGTCAGCGACTTTGCTCGCAACGGTCGTCTTGAACTTGACGGAACAGGTGCAGCATGGAAGTTTGAACTTAAGGAATAGAGGTGTTTTTATGGCAGAATTTGAACGTTTAATTGTCCAAATCTTCCTCTCTCTGATTCCTGTTGTCGGACTTTATTTCTCAATGAAAGACCGATCTACCAAGCAGGAGAATCGCATTACCGCGATGGAAAAAGACATCGAGAACCTACGTGAATTTAAAGAATCAGCAAATAAACGTCTGGATAACCACGACGAACAGAATAAGGCTATCTTGGTTCTAGCTGAGCAAGTTAAATCATTAGGTGAAGATGTCAGAGAGTTGAAAATATTGTTCCAGAGTAAAACTTAAGAAAGGGGCAAAGAATGGCTTATGTTATTAATTCAACCAATCTCAAACAAGTGGACGGTGGATTTTTAGTTAAGCAAGGTGATGTGTCTTCCGCATTTGCCTTTTCTTTACTTGATGAGAATCATGAGCCGATTCCACATCTTGAAGGACAAGAGGCATCTATCACGTTGACGAGAGGCGAGGAGCAATTACGCAAAACGACAGTCGTGACTAATGGCGCAGTTGCTTTTAATATAGGTATGATTTTACCTGCTGGCTTATATCAAATCGAGGTATCAGTGGGGGGATATACATTCCCAAGCGACGACTCGACTCAAATTAGAATCACAAAATCGGATAAGAATCTGGTCACAGAGGAAGTTCATGCTCTTAAGGAGCTGGATATTGCTGAAGAAGTCAAGAAGCAGCTTGCAGGAAAAACTGTAAGTGGTGATGGCATAGTGAGTCAGGAATTTCCTGACTTGCTCTTTTACTATAATTTAGGAAAGGTGTAACACATGGATACAAGTAAATTAATTGCATTCGCTCAAGCAGTCGGAGTTGACATCAAGGAATTGAAACAACTGCTTAACGGCAAGATTGACAATGCGACAGTCACACAATTGATTGAACAAGCTAAAATGAGTGGTAGCACTGAAGGCGCAGTGGTTCAAAAACTGGCTGACCTTGGTCGTCGTATTGACGAGTTTGCAAACCTTGATTTGGTCGCAACATATAACGCAGCGAAAGCGTAACCGTTATGAACAATTTAGAGGAATTTGCTCAAGCGGTTGGCCGTGATGTCAAACGATTTGAAACGGATTATACAAGCAAAGCAGAGCTTGAAGCGAAAGATTATATAGAAGGCAAATCTGATTATCAAATCTTAAAGCATCAAGTGGAATCTTTAGCGAAGCAAACGCAGGCTTTACAGGAGCAACTGGCTCTTGTTAAACCTGCACCAAGACGGGCACCGATGGCTTACACTATCGACTTAAATAGTACCCCTCCAATTGCTTGGTTCGATAATGGATGCGGTTTGGATACAGGAGGCAACCCTGTACTTTTAGGTAAAAGTAGTCCCAAAGATTGGAGCCAATTTCCTCCTCTTTGGGATTTCCCAAACGCAATTTTAAGAACTTCACTAGCAGTTCTTGATATTGAGGTTTGGAAAAAAACTAATTGTACCTATTGGGGTGATTACATCAAGGTACTCAATCCTATAAAATCGGCAGATGATTACGATTGGACCAATTCAAGACTGTCAGAACAAGGAAATGTTGAAGCTTGGCAATGGAGAAATCAAAAAAACGTCATTCGCGTTATGTATCAATTGGGTATATGGGACGCTAAAACCGTTGAAAGCTTAGGCGCAGTAAGGCGCTAGAAAGGAAAAATATATGATTAACTGGAAATTACGATTACAAAACAAATACTTTTGGCTGACTGCAATCCCAGCCTTCTTGCTTGTCTTGCAAGCTGGCGCAGCAGTCTTTGGA